GAATGAATCTCATAGCCGAGAACACCCAGATCACAACCATTGTCGCGTAATATGATTAGATTTCGAGTTGACTTCCACTCCTGAGACTTGTAAAAACGTTGATTAACCCATCGATCGAAGCCGAATGTTCGTAAACCGAGCAATCCACCCAATCGAAGATAGTGATAGCGTTCTTCGAATGTGTCCAGACGATGCAGCTCAGAATATGTTCTAATAATCGTCATCAGCCTCTGGAGCTGGTAGATCGCCAGCGTAAGAACGCATTGCTTGAAGTGCTTCCATGTAAAGCTCTTCGACACGCTTCTGAGATTCAAGAGCTTCGATCTTTACACGAGTCAATTCGTTTTCATGCTCAAGTCGTTGCTGTTCGAGTCGTTCTCTAGTCGAACCCAACTTAAGGAAGTGCGTAATCACTTGAGACGATGCACTTCCGCTACGAATTTGTTTCTCGGCAAGGTCGATAGCTGCAGAAACCATCTCGTTTTCACGACCCTCAGGAGTTGTCGCGGGTTTGCGGCGATTTGCCTTGCCTTCATCATGCTTTCGCCTAGCAGGCACGCGACCTCCTTTCGAAACTTAATCGAAGACTACGACGTCGCCCTGAGTAACAACCTTGAACGCAGACTTCGCGCCGGGCTTACAATCGGGAGTAACTCCGGTTCCACCGTCGAACAACGGCTTTCCGGTATCTCCTTCGGTGTTTACACAGATCCAACGAGTATGATCTCCGAGACCCGAACCGGGTTCTCCCCGATCACCCTTATCACCTTTCTCGCCCTTCTCTCCCCGATCACCCTTATCGCCCTTCGGTCCTACAGCACCAGTCGCGCCAGTAGCACCAGTAGCACCTACAGAACCAGTAGCACCCACAGCTCCTGCAACACCGGCAGCACCATTAGCGCCGTTAGCTCCAGGGGCTCCGTTAACTCCATTGGCTCCAGCTTTTCCAGCAGGACCAGCAGGACCAGGAATCTTCGGAAGTGCTAGACCATTTCGCCTAACTTCCCACGGACGACACGGCTGATTCTTCGCAACCGAACGAACTGCGCCTGCACGAAGGATTCCTGCTCGACGAGTAGTCTTACCTGCTCGAACAAGCCCAGCTAGAGTGCCATTCAAGTTCTTCAAGTTCGCTTTCCCGATACAGAACGGACCAGCGAGCCGTCTACCCTGGTCGTTGTTAGCTGCGCCAGAAGTTCCTACTACGATTAGTAGTAGTACTGCCGACATTGCAACTAGTATACTTCTCATGTTCCCCTCTTCTCCTCTTGTTCAGATGACTTTGCCTCCAGTTTTAACCCCCCGAAATTAGGAAACATTGAGGGAAAAATCCCCCCGGGGAAATTTTGGGAAGCCGGGCGATGCTAGGGGGGGTGTGTTTTCTTTGACCCCTCCCCCCCTAACTTTTTTTGTCCCCAAGATTTTGTTTTTTGTTTTTGTTTTTTGTTTTTTAATTTTTTATTATTTTTTTTCATTTTAATTTATCAAATCGATCCTCACCCTAAGGGTAGGGGATGGGGTGGGGCATGGGTATGCCGAGCAATCAACATCAATCCACTCACTACATACGCTAGGGCGCAATGGGTTATTGAATGGATCAATGGATCATGTTACTAATTTATCAAATGAATCTTTAGAAACTTTTCTCCACATACCTGATACGTTCTCCTGCACGATCTCGTCTATTGCGTTCTGTACTGCTAACATCTGGTCTGGCTGTGATAGATCATCAGAAACATTAGCTATCCTATCCAAGAAGGCTGCGGTATTGTAACCAGAACTAACGTCATACTCAAACCATTCTTCGAATTGAGTAAAAGGATTGAATGGATTGTCTACAGTTGTTAGCATGTACTCAATAGGTTCGTTAGTATCAGTGATACTTAGCTCACTCATTGAGTCCTACCTTGAGTGTAGTTAGACCAACACCTAGTGCATCAGCTACCTCAGCCTGCGTATAGCCTGAGGCCAACATAGACTGAGCACGGACTAGCTTAGCACTAGTCATCTTAGGTGCAGTCTTAGGTAGGGCCAGGGCTTTAACTCTATCAGTATCGCTATTCTTTAGAACTCTTTCCAATACATGATTACTAACAGCACCAGCCTGAATAGCATTCCATTCGGCCTGGGTCATAACGATCTTGTCTTTCCTAGCCCCAGTTCTAACTCTGGCGGTGTTCAATTCCTGTTGCTTGATCTTCTTAGCAGTTGCTTCATCCATGCCTGGATTAGCCTGCCTCTTCTGAGAGACGGAGGCATTTGCTAGAAGCTGGGCTTGTCTTTCACGGGGCGCATTCTTTTCGGCTACGTTGAGCTTAGCTTTCAATGAAGCTACTTCGTTTGCATACGCCTTCTTTGCTGAAGGCGAGTAAGGGTTAGGCTTAGTAGCAACAGCTTCTTTCCTTGCTTCATTAGCCATAGACTTCAGTCTATTGGAATGCTCCGCATAGATAGCTTCCATTCTAGTACCGGGGGGTTCAACAAGAGAGAACGCATCATCGGCCTCAGCTAGACGCTTAGACTTCTGTAGCTTATCTCTTGTCAATCCCTTACGATCAGTGATCTTACGGCCGGTAGGTTCGTATACTTTCTTTCCCGTAACCGGGTCAATAGGACCCCCCTTTGAAAGAGGGCGGGGTCTTCTTTGAGGGATGTATACCTTAGCTCCTGCTCGACTGATCAAAGTCTGGGCCCCTGCTTTGGGACTACCCTGGTACTTCTCTTTCAATGCAGGAATACCATTGTCTTTCTCAGACTGCCTGAAATCAAGATGATGTTTCTCAGCATCAATGACAACCATGGAATGTCGGATAGCTCGAGCCTTTTCGTCTGAGCTAGCCCCATGAATGGTCATGTCTGTGATTAGATTGGAAACCTTACCCATCTCCTGCTGTTTACGTGCATCAGTCATTCGAGGGATGGGAGAACCTTTAGGAACTTTGTACGTCATCGGATCAAAGTCCTTCAACCCATCAAGGGCAGGGGTACTTTTGATCTGCCTCTTTCCATTGGGAATGACAAGCACTGTATCCCCATCGAAATCGGCGCCCGATAGACGCTTGGCTACACTGTGATGAATACCAACTGCATCATGTCGAGCCTGTCCTGCACCAGTACCAAGAATACTTCGAGCTTCTCGATTGCGATTGTTAACCGTCAACTGAGGAATCTCGAACGTTCCACCATGAGGATACCGAACAAGTGCGACTCGTTCACCATCTCTCATACTAGGAGCATAGATCTCATTAGGCTTGATGGAATTGATAGGGAGAATAACCTTGGTTGCCTGTCTTGGTAGACTGGCCGCTTTGAGATGCACAGCTGCTGAATCGGTTGAGTCCGCAAACTTCAACAACAATTCTTTACGAACTGTCGGATTTGTAAGAGAGCTGATCTCATCGAACTCTTTCTTACGGCGTTCATGGGTCACGTTCAGTTGTTGCTGTGCGAGCTTAGGACTCTGCTTAGACAACATCTGAGACGAAAGAGTTCTAGACCATCTATCCCAATCGCCCTCTTCGTTCACCAGATTCATAGCCGAGTTAACCTTGCCATCTTTGCCATGTATCTGACTCACAACTGATCCGAAGGGGAAGTCGGGATCATCCGACAGCGGCTTCATTGCATCTTTCTTGCGACCTGTATTGGGTGCGCTTGTATTGAATACAAGATCTGTCCCATCAGGAAGATCGTCTCTGTAAATGGCCATGCCCTTCAAGTAATGTGTGCCGTCAACCGCAACACGAACCTGAGCATAGCGCTTACCACCAAGACGAACGTCATCTACACCAGGGCGAACATAGATAACGCCATCTGCCTTGGCTCCCTCAGGCCCATAATTAACAGCAATTCTTCTTGAGCTGACAGAGAGAGGAGTCTGGGTACCACCATTGAAGGTGCGACCATAATCGGCAGAACGTTCATCGATCTGTCTGATCTGAGCTCTATTCGAATTAATCTCGGACAGAGTAGTACCGGGCTTGGCCAACACTTTCACAGTCGTATACTTGCCTGTGCCAATCTGCTGAACGTGGATATTGTGAACTTCGTATCCCTGTTCTCTCAGAGCAGCAACAGACGTGTCAAGATGTGTTCGAGTAACACCCACAGCGAGGTGCACACTACCACCAACATCGACGTACTTCTTGTTGTCCACTTCCTTCTTCAACATGTTGGCTGTAGTTTGGATAGCGTCAGCCTTGTCTTTCGCTCCGGGCTCGAGAAGAGCACGAACCGAAGACTCATTAAGGCCCATACGCTCACCGATCTTGACGTTCGACCAGCCCTTGTCCTTCAAACGCTGAGCTGTGAGAATCTTCGTCTGCCTCTGCTGAGCAAGAGCCATAGACTTCGCAGCTCGAAGCTGTGTTGTAGTAACACCAACACCTCTGGCAATCTCAGATTCAGACATACCACTTTTTCGAAGATTCTCGACATAATCGAGATAGTCCCGATTGCGCTTGTTTTGTGTACCACCGGATCCCCAAGGATATCGACCTGAACGACGGAGGATGCCGTAATGCGCAAGATGTTCTTCTTCAGTACGAATCACGACTGTTCCTCCAATCTGCGATAGGAGATTACTTTGTCGAATTCTTGAATCTTGCTCATGATAAACAAAATATCATCTGGATCTGCATCGTAGACCATAACCTCATTGTCCTGATAAATTCGAAGTTCGATCTTGATTGTGGTGGGATCTTTGTCATACTCAAGACAGAACAATGCAGCATACACTTCAAGTTGATGAACAGATCCAGGGAATACACCAGTTTTCAAATCATGAATTCGAAGAGTATTATACCGAAAGGCGATCGTATCCGCAGTACCGAAACAATTCTCAGAATAGTACAGAATTTGCTCGCAGGTCATTCTGTACTGAATAGCGTCATTGATATACAATCCGACGGTACCAACCAAATCGGAAAGTCTACCTGCTTCGATTTCTCTATGAGCATATTCGTGCTGAGCAACACCATAGGCGCTAGCTTGAGCTGTAGTCCATCGCTCAATCAGACGATCTGGGGTGTAATGAATCCAATGGTATTGACTAGGACTAAGAAACGCGTGCTCGCCTTGGAGGTTTAAATGCTTGTTGAAGCGCATTCAAAACCTCCTTTTCATTTTCAGGATATATGTACGCAGCAAAAGACATTGCTCCTAATCGTTCGATGTAATAATCTTGATTAGGTTGTGTACTCGCATCCTTTGAGATCTTAACTTCAAGTGCTGCCCAATGAAGTTCCCAAAG